AACAAATGTATAAAGACCAAATGGAGGCATTAGAACAAGATATGTTACCATTTGGTATCATTGATAATGGACAAGAAGAAGAATCCTTTGTTGATGAGTCGGGGCAAGTGTGGGAAATAGCTGACCGCGAACATCAAAGAAGTTATTTTTAATTTTCACTACTAAATCCAAAATCATCTATATTATCGGGTTTTGTTTCCTTTATGTCTTTTATTAATTTTTTAGCATCAGGGTGTACTCGCGTGGAGTTATATTCTAATCTGGATTCACTTTTAGTACATACAACTAAATGCTCGGGATTAACACAACCATTGTTTTGACAGTTTTGATGTACGATATGACCAGTAGGTATTTCACCCTTATGATGTAAATAAGAGAATCTATGAGCAGGAATAGATTTTCCTAAATGAGAAAACATTCCATATCCTTGTTGTGTTCTAGACGCAGTCCAAGACCAACAATTATTAGATTCTTTTTGTATTTTAGATAAAAATCTATCAATAGTTTTCATAATGCTCCTGTTAAACATATTTATACTTCAATAAATATTTATAACCTTGAATTATTTATTTTTATAAATAATCATAGTAACGATTACACAGATAATAACACTTTTTATAAAGGGAGATGAAATGGCTTTTCAAATTTCGCCAGGCGTTAATACTTCTGAAATTGACTTAACTACTGTTGTACCAGGCATTTCTTCGATAGATGCTGGGTTCTCAGGCGCTTTTAGATGGGGGCCAATTAATGATGTCACATTGATTGATTCAGAATCCCTGTTAGTTGAAAGATTTCAAAAACCAGACGCTAATACATATGCTTCGTTTTTTACGGCAGCAAACTTTTTGAACTATTCTAATAAATTACACCTAGTACGTTGTGCAAACACAACTGGTGCAAAGAATGCAGCATCCACAGGCGGCGGAGCAATTTTAGTTGCAAATAGTTCAGTATACTATAATACATTAGATGAGGGGGGAGCCTCTGTATCAGATTCAAAGGGTAACTTTATGGCCAAGTGGGCAGGTTCTCTTGGAAACAGTCTTAAAGTTTCCATTTGTGGCCCAACACGAGCCAATCTCGCTTCTGGAAATACAGTAGTTGCTGGAAACTCAGATGTTACTTTAACAGGAACAGTAGCCGTTCATGTATCAGATAAGTCCATGACAGGAACTAATACATTATTTGGAACTGAACTTAAAGTTGGAGATGTAATTAAAGTTTCTGGTAATACTTTTGTTGTTGCTACAATAACAAGTAATACCGCTGGAACTGTGAATGCAAATCCAGCAACAGGTGCTATTAGTGCAACCTCTTGTGTACGATATAAGAGGTCAGCATTTGGTGAACCTGAAAAAAATATGGTAGGAACAGTAGCAATTACTGCAAATAGTAAAGTTATCACAGCAACTGTTGCTAGTGGGGAACAAGGTTCTGGTGCTTTCAACAAACAATATGTTGCCGGAGACATCGTTAAGATTAATGGTGAAGAAAGAAAAATTTCAGCTGTAACGAATAGTTCTTCAATGACTACTACTTTGGCCTTTACTAATACAGCAACCGCTCAAGCTCACTCAAGAACATGGGAATATGCAGGTCTTTTTGATAAAGAACCTGTAACAACTCAATCTTCAGCTGACAAAGGTGCTCTCTATGATGAGATACACGTTGCAGTTATTGATGAAGACGGAGAATGGACAGGAGCTCTTGATCAAGGAATTGAAGTTTATGCTGGTCTTTCAGTAGCAAAGGGTGCCAAATATGAAGATGGGTCTAAAGCATACTATGTAGATGCACTCAATCGTAGATCAAAATATATTTGGTGGGCTGACCACAATTCAAAGGGGGATGCATTAACCACAGCTGGAGCAGCAGTTTCCGCATGGGGAACAACTGCAGCCGCAGGTATAGTATATGGGTCTTCAGGAGCAGCAGGGTCTTTAATTTCAACCACAAGTCTTTCTGGTGGAGTTGATGGAACAGATGTTTCAGATGGAGATAAGATTGCTGGTTTACAAAAGTTTAAAAATACAGAAGAGGTAGAAATAGGTCTTCTTCTGGCAGGAGCAGCTTCTCAAACAGTCGCACTTGAACTTATTTCAATCGCAGAAATGAGAAAAGATTGTGTTGCTTTCATTTCACCAGAACAATCTGATGTGGTGAACAATGAAGGAAGTGAAGTTGATGCAGTTATAGATTATAGAAATGGACTTGGAACTACATCTTATGCAACTCTTGACAGCGGATACAAATATCAATATGACCGATATAATGATGTATATCGTTATATTCCATTAAATGGTGATATTGCTGGTATTGCAGCTGCTACAGAAGCAAATAGAGATGCTTGGTTCTCTCCTGCTGGATTTAGTAGGGGAGCAGTACGAAATGTAATAAAATTACCTTTCAATCCAAGACAATCTCAAAGAGATATGCTCTATAAAAATAACATCAATCCTGTTGTTACGTTTATGGGAGAAGGAACTGTACTTTTCGGAGATAAAACTCTTCTTGCTAAACCAAGTGCATTTGATAGAATCAATATTAGAAGGTTGTTCATCATTCTTGAAAAAGCAATTTCAAGATTTGCAAGAGCTTCTTTGTTTGAATTCAACGATGCGTTCACAAGAGCTCAATTTGTTGGAGCAGTAGAACCTTTCTTGAGAGGTGTGCAGGGAAGAGATGGTATAACAGACTTTGTTGTTGTTTGTGATGATAGCAACAATACTGGTGATGTCATTGACAGAAATGAATTTGTCGGAGACATCTATGTTAAACCAAATCGTGCAATTAACTTCATTCAGTTAAATTTTGTAGCTGTAAAAATACTTAAATACTAATATTATTCAAAGGATGGGGGAAGACGATGGCATGCGAAGGCAGCACTTGTAAAAAAGACTTCCCCATCACATCTTAAATCTAGGTCATCGGTGGAGAAAATATATGTCATTTTCAATTGGAGAATTTAGAACTAAGGGATTGGCCGATGGTGGCGCAAGACCTAATTTATTTCAAGTGCAGATTCATAGTGCACCTGTAACTTTTCCTAGTAATAATGCACAAGGTGGATTTTCATTTTCTTGTAAAATTGCTGCAATACCAGCTTCTACTCTTGCAGCTTTTGATGTTCCTTATTTTGGAAGAAATGTTAAAGTTGTTGGTAACAGAACTTTTGATAATCTTACAATGACTGTAATTAATGATGAAGCTATGGAAATTAGGAATTCCGTAGAAAATTGGATGGCTGCTATGAATAGTCATGTAGCAAATACACAAAAACTGGCGACAGCCGGAAGTAATATCTCTGGAGCTAATTTTACTATACAACACTTTGCAAAAAGTGGAGAAGAACTCGGAACGCCTTGGACTTTTTGGAATGCTTTTCCTGTTTCATTAGGAGAAATTGCTCTTGATTGGGGTTCTAATGATACTATTGAAGAATATCCAATTGAGTGGGCTTATGATTATTGGACTCATGGTGCCAATACTGAGGGCTAATAAATACTATTAGAACAAGTTTCCACCACACTAGGGGCATGGGGGCTTCTCAAGCCCCTTACACCTTCTAGGAGTTTATGAATGGCTATTGAATTATTTGGTTTTACTATAGGAAGAGCTCAAAAAGAAAAGGAACAACAAGAAAAAGTTTCTTTTACTCTTCCGCAACATGATGATGGTGCTCTTGATATTGCAGGAACGCCCGGAGCAGCATATGCTACCTACCTTGACATGGAGGGTGCCGCGAAAAATGAGATGGATCTCATTAATCGGTATCGTCAAATGTCACTCTATCCCGAAGCAGAATTAGCAGTTGATGATATAATCAATGAAGCGATCGTTGCTGATCGCGAAGAAGCTCCTGTTAGTATTAATCTAGAAAATATTAATCTATCAGAAGATATCAAACAGAAGATTTCAGAAAATTTTCATGATATAGTAAAACTTCTTAGATTTAGGGATACTGGATACGATACATTTAAAAAGTGGTATGTTGATGGTAGATTATATTATCACATTATCATTGACCAAGAGAATCCAAAAAAAGGAATACTTGAATTAAGACCTATTGATGCATTAAAAATCAAAAAGGTTAGACAAGTATTACCACCTAAAGACCCCTCACAACCAACTATGATGCCAAGAACTGAAGAGTATTTTGCCTTCAATGAAGGTGGAATGGATGGTCTAAAGGGTGGTGAAGTAGTTCGTATAGCACCAGATTCAATTGCATACTGTCACTCTGGACTTCTTAGTGAAGACCGAAAGATGGTTCTAAGTTACCTGCACAAAGCAATCAAGCCTCTAAACCAACTCAGAATGATAGAAGATGCAGTAGTCATCTATCGTATTTCAAGAGCTCCAGAACGGAGAATTTTCTACATTGATGTTGGTAATCTTCCAAAAGTTAAAGCTGAACAATATCTTCGTGACATTATGACACGTTATAAGAACAAAATGGTCTATGATGCTGATACTGGTGAGTTGAGAGATGACCGAAAACACATGAGTATGTTGGAAGATTATTGGTTGCCTCGTAGAGAAGGTGGTAGAGGAACAGAAATTACTACACTTCCAGGCGGAGAAAATCTTGGTGAACTGGAAGATGTACTATACTTTCAAAAGAAATTATATAAAGCATTAAACGTGCCATCTTCAAGATTAGAACAAGAATCTGGGTTTGTTCTGGGACGAGCTCAGGAAATTTCTAGAGATGAAGTGAAGTTTACACGATTTATTGAACGATTAAGAAATCGGTTTAGTCATCTATTCAATTCTTGTCTTGAAAAACAGCTAATTCTAAAGGGAATACTTACTCTCAATGATTGGAGAAGTATTGAGACTAGTATCCATTACGAATGGCAGACAGATTCACAATTTGCAGAACTCAAAGAAGCTGAGATGTTGACTGAGAGATTGAACCTACTTCAAAGTATGAATTATGCTGATGAAATTGTTGGAACATTCTACTCTAAGGAATATATTAGAAAGAGAATTCTGAAACAAACAGCTGAAGAAATCAAGGAAATAGATCAACAAATTGAAACGGAAGCTGCTGCAGCACCAGAAGATGAAGGTGAAGACCAATATCAATCTTTTGTACCAAAAAGTAAAGGTAAGGGTAAAGGTAAATTTATGAAAGAAGATATAAAACTTAAAACTGACATGAACGATATCATGAAAACTGTTCTGCAAGAACCGCAAAACTAATTTGATATAAATACTAATAACCAATAATCTATAAGGAAATTATGAGTGAATATACACCAGAAGACATCATAAAATACTCTATGTCGGGCGATGGAGCAAGAGTAAAAGATGCCATTCAAGGAGTATTGTCTAACAAAGTATCAAAAAGTTTAGATGCTAAACGGGCAGAAGTGGCGCAATCTATGTTTACTGCGAGTACATCACAACAAGTGGAAAAACCAGAAGTAGCAGATACATTCGTAGCTACAGCGGGAAAAGAAGGAATTCAATCAGCAGAGACACCAGAAGCCGTTAAGACATGAAACAATTTAAACAGTTTAGGTCAGAACAAGAAGTCATAAATGAAATAGGCCCCGTTGGCGTCTCTATAATGACTGCAATGGGTATATTTGGTGGTGGAGTGGCTGCATATAAACTGTTTAAAAAGGCTAAAGAAACAATTAAAGGTTATAAAGAAACCAAAAAAGAGAAAAAAGATAATCAAGACAATGGTGTTTATATTGACTTAAAGACATGGGATGATGATGCGGGTAAGATAACAACTACTCCTACTCTAATAGCAAAAGCTGGTACTGCTGCAGCCAATATGTCAAATGATGAAAGAGATAAGAAGCAGAAAGAAGAACAGAAAAAATTAGATCCCGAAAATACCAGAAAACAAGCTCAATGGGAAATAAAAAATAAAGAAAAAGAAGAAGGTGATAAAGAAAAGAAGACCAAAGCTGATGCAGGTAAGAGTGTTAAAGATTGGATGGGTACAGAAGTTGATAAAATTCCAGATGGTATGAAGCCTAAGGTAAAAGAAAAGGAAAGAAAAGAAATTGGTGGTCACAAAGATGTTTTAGCTTATATGGACAGATGGGAAGTAGATTCCGTTAAAGGATGGAAAAAGTGGTTTGATGATCCAAAAGATAAAGATGATTTTGAATATGTTGACCCCAAAGAATGGGAGAAAAGATATGCCAAAGGAGGAGCTGCGAAATTTGGACAAAGACCAAAAATAGGTGAGAGTAGATTATTAAAATTCGGAGAGTTTATCACAGAAGGTGTGATGGATGATTTAAAGAAAGCATCCAAGTCAAGGAAAGATAGTGAAATTACTCTAGATGATGGAGCAGATATACCAATAGATCCACTTACAGCTTCTATTTTGGTTAAATATATAGAAGGGCTAGGCTCTTCAGAGAAAAATAAAATTATTAACAAAATCCAAAGAACTGAACGAGCATTCATGAAAGTTCTTGGGCAAGCACACGGAGAATAATAAATGGCGTATCCAATC